AGTTTTACCTGATGTACCTGATGTACCTGTTGATCCTGAAGTACCACTTTTACCACTTTTACCTGAAGTTCCTGCTTCTCCATTTTGACCTGAAGTACCGGATGTACCTGTTGAACCTGAAGTTGCACTCTTACCTGATGTGCCTGCTCCTCCATTTTTACCATTTGTACCTGAAGTACCTCCTGATCCTGAAGTTGCGCTTTTACCTGAAGTACCTGCTACTCCACTTTTACCTGATGTACCTGAAGTACCATCTACTCCCGATGTACCTGATGATCCTGAAGTTGCGCTTAGGCCACTTTCTCCTGCTACTCCGTTTTTACCATTTGTACCACTAGTACCTGTTGAACCTGAAGTTGCACTTACTCCTGAAGTACCTGCTCCCCCGTTTTTACCATTTGTACCCGATGTACCTGCAGATCCTGATGTTGCACTTACTCCTGATGTGCCTGCTACTCCATTTTTACCTGAAGTACCTGCAGTACCTCCTGAACCTGAAGTTGCGCTTTTTCCGGATGTGCCTGCTCCTCCATTTTTACCTGATGTACCTGAAGTACCCGTAGAACCAGATGTTGCACTTACTCCTGATGTACCTGCTACTCCATTCTTACCTGATGTGCCTGATGTTCCAGATGAGCCTGAAGTTCCACTTAAGGCACTTTCTCCACTACCACCATCTATACCGGAGGATCCTGCAGTACCACTAGAACCTGATGTTGCACTTTTACCTGATGTGCCTGCTACTCCGTCTTTACCATTTGTACCTGAAGTACCTCCTGATCCTGAAGTTGCACTTACTCCTGAAGTACCTGCTACTCCATTTTTACCTGAAGTACCGGATGTACCTGTAGATCCTGAAGTTGCACTCTTACCTGATGTACCTACTTCTCCATTTTTACCATTTGTACCCGATGTACCTGAAGAACCTGATGTTGCACTCTTGCCTGATGTTCCAGCTACACCTGAAGTTCCTGAAGTACCATCTACTCCTGAAGTTCCTGATGAACCTGAAGTTGCACTTAAACCACTTTCACCTGCTAATCCATTTGTTCCTGAAGTACCTGATGTTCCTGATGAACCTGAAGTATTTGATTTACCACTTGTACCTGCTCCTCCATTTTTACCACTTGTACCATTAGTACCTGTTGAACCTGAAGTTGCACTTACTCCTGAAGTACCTGCTACTCCGTTTTTACCTGAAGTACCTGCAGTACCTCCTGAACCTGAAGTTGCGCTTTTACCTGAAGTTCCTGCTACTCCATTTTTACCTGAAGTACCTGAAGTACCTGCTGAACCAGATGTTGCACTTACTCCTGAAGTTCCTGCTACACCTGAAGTACCGGATGTACCATCTACCCCTGAAGTTCCTGATGACCCTGAAGTTGCACTTAAGCCACTTTCGCCTGCTACTCCGTTTTTACCATTTGTACCACTAGTACCTGTTGATCCTGAAGTTGCACTTAAACCTGAAGTACCTGCTTTACCTGATTGACCGTTTGTACCTGATGTACCAGTAGAACCTGAAGTTGCGCTTTTTCCGGATGTTCCTGCTACTCCGTCTTCTCCTGAAGTACCTGAAGTACCTCTTGATCCTGAAGTACCTGATGTTCCAGATGAGCCTGAAGTACCACTTAAATTACTTTCTCCTGAAGTACCTGATGTTCCTGTTGATCCTGAAGTTGCACTTAAGCCACTGGTTCCGCTTTTACCACTTTGTCCTGAAGTACCAGAAGTACCTGTTGAACCTGAAGTTGCACTTACTCCTGAAGTACCTGCTACTCCGTTTTTACCATTTGTACCTGAAGTTCCTGATGATCCTGAGGTTGCACTTTTACCTGATGTTCCAGCTACACCTGAAGTTCCTGAAGTACCATCTACTCCTGAAGTTCCTGATGAACCTGATGTTGCACTTAAGCCACTTTCGCCTGCTACTCCGTTTTTACCTGAAGTACCTGATGTTCCTGTTGATCCTGAAGTTGCACTTTTACCTGAGGTACCTGCTTTACCACTTTGTCCTGAAGTACCGGATGTACCAGTAGAACCTGATGTTGCACTTAAGCCACTTGTTCCTGCTATACCATTTTGTCCTGAAGTACCTGAAGTACCTGTTGAACCTGAAGTTGCACTTACACCTGAAGTACCTGCTACCCCGTCTGTACCTGATGTACCTGATGTTCCTGTAGATCCTGAAGTGCCACTTACACCACTTGTACCTGAAGTACCATCTACTCCTGAAGTACCTGATGAACCGCTTGTAGCACTTAAACCGCTTTCACCTGCTAATCCATTTGTCCCGCTTGTTCCTGTTGAACCCGAAGTTCCACTTGTTCCTGAAGTACCTGATTTTCCATTTAAACCACTTGTACCTGATGTTCCTGTTGATCCTGAAGTTGCACTTACACCTGAGGTACCTGCTACTCCATTTTTACCATTTGTACCACTAGTACCTGTTGAACCTGAAGTTGCACTTACTCCTGAAGTACCTGCTACTCCGTTTTTACCATTTGTACCTGAAGTTCCTGATGATCCTGAGGTTGCACTTAAACCTGAAGTACCTGCTACACCTGAAGTACCTGAAGTACCATCTACTCCTGATGTACCTGATGAACCGCTTGTAGCACTTAGGCCACTTTCACCTGCTAATCCATTTGTTCCACTTGTTCCTGCTGAACCCGAAGTTCCACTTGTTCCTGATGTTCCATTTTTACCACTTTGCCCTGAAGTACCTACTGTTCCCATTGAACCCGAAGTTCCACTTGTTCCTGAAGTACCTGATTTTCCATTTAAACCACTTGTACCTACTGTTCCTGTTGAACCTGAAGTTCCTGAAGTTGCACTTACTCCTGATGTGCCTGCTACTCCATCTTCTCCTGAAGTTCCTGAAGTACCCTTAGAACCTGAAGTTCCACTTACACCCGATGTACCTGAAGTACCATCTACTCCTGAAGTTCCTGATGAACCTGAAGTTGCACTTAAACCGCTTTCACCTGCTACTCCATTTAAACCATTTGTACCTGATGTACCTGTTGATCCTGAAGTTGCACTTAGGCCACTTGTTCCTGCTATTCCGTCTTCTCCTGAAGTACCACTTGTACCGGTTGAACCAGATGTTGTACTTGCTCCTGATGTTCCTGCTTTACCACTTTGTCCTGAAGTACCTGAAGTACCTGTTGAACCTGATGTTGCACTATTGCCTGATGTTCCTGCTACTCCATTTGTACCTGAAGTACCTGAAGTACCGGTTGAACCTGAAGTTCCACTTACACCACTTGTACCTGAAGTACCATCAACACCACTTGTTCCTGATGAACCTGATGTTGCACTTAAGCCACTTTCTCCTGCTACTCCGTTTTTACCTGAAGTACCTGAAGTACCTGATGATCCTGAAGTTGCACTTAGGCCACTTGTTCCTGATTTACCACTCTGTCCTGAAGTACCAGAAGTACCTGTTGATCCAGATGTTGCACTTTCCCCACTAGTTCCAGCAATACCTGATTCTCCTGAAGTACCACTGGTTCCTGTTGATCCTGAAGTTGCGCTTACACCTGATGTGCCTGCTACCCCGTCTTCTCCTGATGTACCTGATGTACCATTAGAACCTGATGTTCCACTTACACCTGAAGTTCCTGAAGTACCATCTACTCCTGAAGTTCCAGATGAACCACTTGTAGCACTTAAACCGCTTTCTCCAGCTAATCCGTCTGTACCATTTGTACCTGATGTACCAGTTGATCCTGAAGTTGCGCTTACACCTGATGTGCCTGCTACCCCGTCTTCTCCTGATGTACCTGATGTACCTGATGATCCGGATGTTGCACTTACTCCTGAAGTACCTGCTACCCCGTCTGCTCCTGATGTACCCGAAGTACCTGTAGATCCTGAAGTAGCACTTAAGCCACTTGTTCCTGCAATACCTGATTCTCCTGATGTACCTGATGTACCTGTTGATCCTGAAGTTCCACTTACACCCGATGTACCTGAAGTACCATCTACTCCTGAAGTACCTGATGATCCGGATGTTGCACTTAGGCCACTTTCACCCGCCACTCCATTTGTACCTGAAGTACCTGAAGTACCTGTTGACCCTGAAGTTGCACTTAGGCCACTTGTTCCTGCAATACCTGATTCTCCTGAAGTACCTGACGTACCAGTTGATCCTGAAGTTGCACTTACTCCTGAAGTACCTGCTACCCCGTCTGCTCCTGATGTACCTGAAGTACCTGTAGATCCTGAAGTAGCACTTTTACCTGAAGTACCTGCTACTCCGTCTGTACCTGATGTACCTGATGTACCATTAGAACCTGATGTTCCACTTACACCTGAAGTTCCTGAAGTACCATCAATACCACTTGTTCCTGAAGAGCCACTTGTAGCGCTTAAACCGCTTTCGCCTGCTAATCCATTTGTACCTGAAGTACCTGATGTTCCTGATGAACCTGAAGTGCCACTTACACCTGAAGTGCCTGATATTCCATCTTCTCCTGAAGTACCTGAAGTACCTGTTGAACCTGAAGTTCCGCTTTTACCTGAAGTACCTGCTACTCCGTCTGTACCTGATGTACCTGATGTTCCTGTAGATCCTGAAGTGCCACTTACACCTGAAGTACCTGCTACTCCGTCTGTACCTGATGTACCTGAAGTACCTGTAGATCCTGAAGTGCCACTTACACCTGAAGTGCCTGATATTCCATCTTCTCCTGAAGTACCACTTGTACCTGATGATCCACTAGTTCCACTTTCACCACTTGTACCTGCTGTACCTGATGAACCACTTGTGCCTGATGTTCCTGAAGTGCCTGATATTCCATCTTCTCCTGAAGTACCACTTGTACCTGATGAACCACTTGTTCCTGAAGTACCTGAAGTTCCGGATTGACCTGCTGTACCACTTGTTCCTGAAATTCCACTTGTACCACTAGTTGCATTTACATATCCTATAAGACCTGTTGATGGGTTATATGTTAATAATTCAGGTCTATCTTGTATTGGAGCTGATATTATAGAAAAATCATCTCCGGTACCACTTACATCAAAAGTACTACTACCTGTTACTGCAAACCCTCCAGGAACACCTCCAACTGATCCTGTTATTTGTGCTGACCCTGAAAATGGAAAACCACTTCCACCTCCAACACCACCATCTGCTAATGTAGGACCTACATATTGGTATGCTGATAAAACAACAGTATCTCCTGTTGTTGGTGATACTGAATTATCTACGAATTGTATTACACCTGTTTTATAATCAAACTGATAAAAGGCTGCATCTTGCTCAGTACCATTTACTCTAACAGTAACATTATATCCAGGTGTACCGTTTCCTGCGGGTACATTATCCTCAGTATTTTTAAATGTTAAGGAAGCATCTGAGTATTTTGGTGATAAAAAGCTTGTTTGTTGACCATCCTGTATAATTTGAGGAGTAACTGCTACTGTAGGATCATGTGCTGATTTTGATATAAAGAAGAATACTTCTGTTTTAGTACCATTAACAACTGAAGATGGTGTTAATTGGTGTTGGAAGTGAAACTTTACAATATCAACAGGTGCTAAAGCTGAACCTGATTCTATTGTACCTTGATTCTGTCCACTACCAGAAAATGGTAAATTATTTAAGGGAACAAAATTTTCTCTTATATAAACATCACCAGCATTAATGTCGAGAGTTCTTGTGAATGCTTCCTGAGCATCAGTACTCTGCTCCATAGTATATCTTTTACTCTGGAGTAACCTATTCGACTTTTTTATTTTATCTAATGCCATTCTATATCTTTATTCTTTTACGTAATCGTTATGTTTATATCTTCTACTGGAACTGGATCTCCTTTATACCTTATTATAACTATAAAGTCCTGTGTTGACTGATCTAAAGTCATACCATTTCCATTTAAAAGAGGGAATTCATAACTTGTATTAACACCACTTCCTCTTACTGTACCTGTTTTGCAGGCATATAAATCAATTGGATCACTAAATGGGTTTGTAAAATTATTATTTGTTATACCTATCTGTAAGGCATCCCCTACAGTAGTTGCTGGATCAAAAATTCTTGGGTTAGTGTATGCTTGGGCTCCTGATCCTGAAAATAAAAATGATACGGATACTCCATTAGCTGTGCTATCCCAAGTATTTAAAGCTGCTCCAAAACTAGCAGTTACATCACTAGCCCCATTCGATAAATTTCTTTGAAAAGCTCTAGCATAATATTGGTAAGCATTAGCACTAGGGTTTGCGGGTAACCAATAACCATATGTTCCTGCTGGAGTGATTAAGTATCCTGGTTTTACTTGTAATTCTAAGGGAGGTTGGACATACAATACGTCTGTACTTGTTGTTGGTTTATCACCACTAGCATACGACCCTGTTAATAATTTATCATTAATTATTATTCTAAAATCTTCTCCTGTAAGTTGTTCGGTAAATATAGTATTACCTGAAGTTCCTGTTAAAGAACCACCATCATATCCTTGGCTTCTACCATAATAAGCCATAGAACCAGATAATACTTCTGCACCAAAAGTTCCGGGGGTGAAAAAGGTTACTTGTTCTGTGTTAACATTATTTAATGCTCCTGCAAAGTTTCTACCTCTAGCTGTAATATCAAAAGTTAAAGGTGATATTGATGTTTGAGTAATATTAGTATTACCAGTTCCAAAAGAATTAAAGTCAACACTTGCACTTAATGTAACTTGATCACCTTGTACAGGAATTGTTCCTACTGCTCTTACTGGTGTACCTCCAGTCCCAAATATAAAATTAGATGTTTGAACTGTTGCTCCCGTTGTACTACCTTGAAAAACATTCGTTGTTGGGTTAGATAATGTAACCATTGAATTATTATCTACTAAATCTGCAAATAATGAGTTAGCTGAATACATAGGAGTAAATAAACCATAAAGTTCAATTCCATGTTTCCACTGAGCTGAATTTACATATGGAGCACCAGATAATGACCTAGTTGCAAGTCCTATACTATTTAATGTTTCATTTCCAAAGGATATTAATTGAGTAAAATCACCATTTACTATATCTGTATAAAAGACTTCTTCATCCTGCTCGTAAAAAGTAGTATAATTAGAAGAGCCTGATTGTACTCCTATTGAAGATGATAAATAATAATATCCTGTTGATTCCTTTGTTGTAAATGAAATACCACCATTATATAAACTATTTTGAAATATAGTTGTAAATTTACCATCTTGGTATTTTATAGGTAAACCTCCTACTGTTGGAATAGCTCCTATTGTTTGACCATTAGTTGTATTAAATGGTGGGGGTGTTTTTACTAAAGTAAATTGATTTTCAACAGCTGTAGTAATTGTTTGTGAAGAATTATCTGAAAAACTTCTCCTTAAAGACCCAGATGTTGTAAATGAAGAGTTAACTAACCCTAAATTAAAAAGTTGAAAAGTAGGATCATCAGATGATGATGGGCATGTTGTGCTTCCAGCAGCAACTGATGTGTATTTTATATTGTAGTTAGAATTATTATAAATAGGTGATACCCCGGGGAATAATGTCTGACCTGCAACTGCAAATCCCTTACTTTGCAAATAAATAAGTGTTGTATCTGTAGAATTTTGTGGAACATAAGCTCCGGGTTCTGTTGTAGTACCCGTGTTTGATTTTACTTCAGAAGTACCTGAGTAAAAACGAGCATTAGGTGAAACATCTGGTGATGATTCACTTAATTGAGTTGCTATAAATCTTAATATTTCTGCAGTATCTGTGTTTTGATCATAATTATTAAATACTGATCCTTCTAAATCTGTTTGCCATGCTTTTGATGTTGGGTAACCTACATTATCCGTATAATGCCATACAGATTGGCTAAACATCATTCCATATTTAGCTACATTACCTCCTGTACCATCATTGTTTGGATTTTGTGTTACGCCTATAGTAGTATACTCAGATTCTTGGTAAGTACTAGCTGTAACTTGTAATGAAGAGGTTGCAAAATATATATCTGTAGCTCCTAATAATTGGAATATTCCTGTTCCAGAACCACCACCACCACCACCTTGGATATTAATATCAACTTGGTTGGTTAGTGGAGAGTTTGTTATACTAGCTATACCATCTCCTAAAAAATTTAGAGTTTGAACACCATTACTTATTAAAGTACTTCCACTTTCAATTGTAACTCCTGTAAATCCAGGAACATCCTGTAAGTCTATACTATGTGTTACACTACTACTTGCAAAAAAGAATTGAAGATTAGTACCAGACAGAGAACTAGAGTAGTAGAGTGACTGGAAATTGCCATCTACTTCTGCGAATGTTAACTCGGAACCTTTGTTCTGTCTTAATATTATACCCATCTAATTTTATTTATAAATATTACAAAAAATAGTATTATTTCCCAGATTTTGGAAATTCTGTAAAGTTGTTATCCGTTTGGATGCTAAGACGGGAATTATTTAATTTTTTTATTTGATTTAACTCTTCTATACTTTGTACTGTTTCCATATTAAATATAATTTGTGTGGGGGTATTGAATTTTTTTATTGCGTTTAATTGTTTTTGAACTGTATCAGGGACTAAATACCCATATAATTTTAAGCTAAATGTTGCTTTAACTGATCTTTCTCCTTTTTGTTCTACCTGTACTGGAGTGGCAAAATTATCTATCCTAGCTCTAAATTGATATCTTTCAGGATTACCCCAATAAGAATCTGAAGCGTAATTAATAGCTTCAACTATCTTATTTAATTGTTCTATGTAATAAGTAGCAACAATAAAATCATAAGTAATATTTACATAGTCAGGTACTACTACTGCATAATTAACCTTATCAGGTCTTTTATTATTTAATATATCAAAATTATCATAAGCATTACTAACACTATATTGTTTTTGGAAGATATTTACATTGTGGGGATTATTTGCATCTAATTTATTAGCTATATTTCGGACTTTTTCAATATTATTACGTTTAAAAGTAATTAAAGGTAACATAATTTTACCTTTTTTATCTCTATAATATCCATCTTTTTGTACCTGCTTCCACCTTTCAGGAGAACCATAAATAAATGGCACTTGTTGCACTGCCCCATTTTGCATTACTGTAGGTTGAATTACTTCTTCCATATAATAAGCAATAGCTTCATCTATATCTTTAATTCCTAAACTAAAAGGTTTAGTAGTATCATCTCTAAATGATACCTGATTACCTCTATTTGGGACATCCGCATTATTAGGATTACCTGTATCCGAAAACCCAGGAGAACCAGCTGGTGGGCTGTAGGGGTCAATTTGAGAATTTAATATTTCTCTTTGGGTTTTAGGTGTTGGTATTTTTCCTCTTTTAGCCATTTAGTGATGGGTTTGAATTATTTCCAGTATACAATCTTTCTTGTGTAATACCAACCTTATCAGCAGGTACGTAATGTGTTTCAACTATAATTGAAACTGAAGTACCAAAGTTTTCTAAGCCTGGGTTTTGTAATTGAGGTGAGTTAGGATAATCTGGGTTTTTACCCATAAAATACTGATTAGCATTTACATTATCTACTTCATAATATCCTTCATTATATAAAATTATATCTCCAACTTCAGGAACTAAATCAGCTCCGTATTGATAGTTTGTAGGTGCAAAATCTAAATTAAATTCTTCCATTTTTCCTAATAAATCATCTCTTAAAAATTTAAAGGTAGCACCCCAAGTAAAGTCAGTACCTAAATCTGTTTCAGGAAATTCTTCATTTAATCTTTCAATAAGACAATTTAGTAAAACAGGACCCATGTAGAATTTTTCCTCTGCTGCTTCTCCATATATGTTTACTTTAGTTTCTTCTAACTTAAACTTATAAAAAGAACATTGCTGAGTAATGATATCCGCCATTAACTCTCTATTTAGGTGCCTAAATAAACTTATGTCTCTTGCTCCTCCAAATAATGCCATATTATCCTATATAAATTGGAAATGGAACCTTGCCTAATTCTTTTTCAATAAAATCGCTTTCGGCTGTTCTTCTTTCTAGTAATTTTTCTCTTGATGTTTCTCCTAAATAAGCTCTTAATCTATCAATTAATCTTTCTTTTTCACCAGTTGCGGCTGTAATTAAATCATTTGCATTTAATGTAACATTGTCTCCAGGAATAGGGACTACTTGATATTTACCTCTAACATACCCTAACATTTCTTTACATAAAGCTAAAGCATATTCAAATATCCAACTTCTACCAACTGAGTTGATGTCATCGTAATTTGGATTTTTATAAGGTACATCATATATGTTAGTAATAGTACTACTTCCCCCTACTACAAAGGATGCTGAAGATCTTTCTGAGTCAAGAATGTATTCAAAGTATAATTTTGGAACATTCCCATCTGGTATTGGGAAAATTCTTAAATTATTGTTATGCATTTCAAAAGAATAATTTGCTCTTCTGATCATGTCATTAAATTCTATTTGTTGGATAACTTGTAAATCATAATTAATAGGCATTAACATGAAATTTACACCAGCAGGAGAAAACCCATCCCAACCAAAAGTATCCATCATATCCATAGTACCCATCCCTGCTCCTACATAAGGATCAAAAAATCTTAACATTGCAGGTGGAGCTTCATAAAAAACTCTCATAATTTCTATATCATGATCCTTATAATGTGGGATAGTATCCTTTGCCCATTCTTCTAAATTATAATCTTGTACTGATTTTGTTAAATTAATATGACCTGTGTGCCAGTCAACATTACCACCAGTACCAGCTTCAACTCCATATTGTTCTGACATTTGAATTATTCTTCCTAGATTTGGGACAACAATTGAATTTTCAATGTCCATAGTAGAAGCATCTGCCCCTTCTAAAGTTAAATAATTATCTCTAATTTTAAACCCGTACAATTCATTAGCATATATTGTTACTGCTTCTTCAAAAGCAGCATAAAAATTTAAATCTTGAAGTTCAACATCCACAATAGGATATCCTAATCTTCTTGCTGCAAAAGTTGAAAATTTATCTGCGTCTATTTGAAATTCAGGGTCATTATCATAAAACCCAAAAGGTGTATCTCCTGGGTGGAATGAACTAGATCCGGGCCATATTGGTATGTTTGCCATAGTTTTTTATTTATGCGTTATCTGAGTTAACAACTACGTATTCAACATCCATTCTTTCTGTTTCAGCATACACAGAAACAAATTCTATATCTTGCTCAAAGAAGCCGTTAAATGTACTTCCTGTAACTTGAGGGCTTGAAAACATTAAAGATGATGTAGGTAATACATCCATCGTCCAATAACTTCTTGCTCCATTTTCTGTAAAATCATTTAATGTTAAAGTAAATACTGCATCTGTTGAATTACCAATTTCAGTACCATTTACTGTAATTGTTTCTCCTACTTCATACCCACTTCCGCCTGCTGCTATTTTTGCTTGAAATACGTTTGTGTTTATATTACTACTAGTTAAGGCTAACATAGATGCTGCAGATGAATTAGCAACATCATCTGATATTAATGTATTAGTATAATCTGAACTTACTACTCCAAACCCTACATTAGTTAATTGATCTTGAGATATTGTAATTGTTTGATTTTCTAAATATCCTGTTCCTATATTTACTGGTTTTACTACTGTAATTACACCACCATCTGACTTTACACTAACGGTACCACCTTGGCCTGTAGCTGTATAAACTGCTATTTCTCTTGTTATATTATTTGTTACATTAGGAATTAAACCGTTATTAGTAAAAGGGAAATTTGTTACTAATTGTCCCGTTCCTAAATCTCCGCTTGCAATTGTTAATGAATCTCCTACTACATATCCTCTTCCAGGATTTAATACCATTACAGTTGACAATGTTGGTGTAGATGGATTTGCTCCTGTAACTACTGCTTGAGCTGTTGCTCCAGTACCGCTGCCTCCTACTAAATTTACATTATATGTCCCAGTAGCACAATCAGTAGGAGCTGTGTTTATTCCTAAACTTTGACTCATTACTAAAGATGATGAAACCACAACATCTAATGTCATTCCACTACCACTAATACTTGATGTAGTTGGTACACCTGCGTATAACCCAATTACACCCCCAACACCACCGCTTGTATAAGATGAAGTTAAATCCGTACCTATAACGCCTATCCCATCAGGTGACTTTGATGATGTAAAAGAAACTGCTAATGAAGATGTTGTGTCTAAATTAGTAATCCTAGCATATTTCATACTACTTGATGGAAAAGTTCCTGCTGAAGGTCTTACCCCATTGACATTAAATAAATCAATTGGAGTTTGAGCTGGTATTGTAACTATTCTTCTATCTACATTAGTAATATTCCCTAATGTAAAAAAAGTTTCATTTGTAGTTTTAATACCCTTAACTACGTGTTCCTCCTTTATTTTAATTTGAAATGCTGATGGAGTAAGTATTGATGCCATAATTATTTTTGTTATAAATATATAAAAAAAGAGGCTTAATTGCTAAGCCCCTTTTAAATTTTTAGGACTATCGCCTAGCTTTTCCGCTAGTGCCGGAGGTCCCTTTAATAATCCCTTTATTTTCAGCTTCTTCATAAATTTCAATCAAATTATCCACAATTGGATCCCTGTGATTTTGAATTAAAGTAATAGAACACATATTTTTCACTTTACGGGCTGCTGAATATAAAAATCTAAAACCAGATTCTCGTTTTGATTTTAAGTCTACTTGGTGATCATCACCACAAATAATCATTTTTGATCTTAATCCTATTCGGGTTGAAATCATTTCCATTTGTTCATGAGTAACATTCTGAGCTTCATCTACAACAATACAAGAATCTAAAAATGTTCTTCCTCTCATAAATGCTAAAGGAACTATTTCTATTTTACCATCCTCAATTAATTTTTCTACTTTTACTTTATCATATAAAGCATACATATTTTGGTAAATAGGTTGAATCCAAGGATCCATTTTTTCTCTTAAGTCTCCAGGTAAAAATCCTATTTCTTCTTTTGAAACTGTTGGTCTGGTAATTATTATTTTTGAATAGTGTCTTCGTATAAGACCATCCAAAGCAACTTGACATGCTAGAAGTGTTTTTCCTGATCCTGCTCTTCCGGCTAACAAAGTTAATGTATTATCTAATATTTTTTGTTTGGCTTCTTTTTGTTCCTCATTTAAACTTATTTTGAATTTTATTGGGTTCTTCACAGTTCTTTGTTTTCTGTGTACTTCGTCTGTGTGGGGTTTTGAAGGCATTTTTGAGTGTGGTTTATTTTAATTAATTTATCAAGACCAGCATTTATATGCATTGTATTATCTAATACAGTCTCAAATTCATATCTAGAATCTAAAGGTAGAACTAAATCTACTTGGGAGCCCCACCTAATTAAGCTGAATCTTTCGTTTTGAACACAAAGATCCCCTTGTTGTTTAAAAGGGGCTATTACATTTACATCTTCATCGGCAATTTGTATTAAATGGTATGTGTAATCTAAAGAAGGCACATACACTTGGTTAGACATCCTTTCATTGTATTTTAAATATGCCATATTGTTAGGATTAATTACTTTATTTAATATATCCTTTTCTACCGCTAGCATAGGTTGATTAGTAGATTCAATAGGCTCTAAACGTTTATATTTAAGTACACCCCCATAAGGGATTCTATTAATATGTACATCATAAAATGACATAAATATTCCAATAACTAAAGAAGGTTGATTGTAATCACGATCCCCCATCACATCTTGAAGTGTGTAATCAACACCTTTTATTTCTAAAACCTGATCCCCAGGTTGGACTACTTTTTGATATAAAATAGTTCCATCTGCGGGGCTATAAAAATGGTTATAATCTATATATGTTGGTCTTAATGGGTCTCTAAAGAAAAAATTATTACTTAACTCTCCTACAGATTTTTTAGATAATTCTGCAACTTCTCCATTTAACCAGTCTTCAAGTTTTTCAGCCATTAAAGGAGTGATTTAAAGTGATCAACTCTATTTAAATGCATTACCATGCAACTTAACATAGCTCCAGATTTCATATATTCAGATAAATTAAATATAACAGGTTCCATCCCTTCATCAGAACATATTTTTTCTAATGATTCAATTTTGTGTTTTTCACCACCATAAAATTCATCTGATTTTTTTAATTCTGAGATATTTGATGCACATAATATCATGTTTCCTAGTCTAACAGAATTGGCCATTCCATAAGTTGAATCATCAGCACTTATGTCTATAATATTTGTATATTTGCTTATTTGCGCTAACTCCGTCTTATCATATAGCTCCGTACAAACCATAGTTGAGCGTGTATTTAACGGGAAGATACTGCAATCTAAATGGTACATATATTCGTCAACCATTTTAACTTTGATTACTTTCATATCAAAGTTTTCTTCCATCCAGTGATAAGTTTTAATGTCTGATCTTATATCATATCCTCCAATATAAACATTATCTTTTAGATATTTTATATCTGCTTCTCCTTCCCATTTATGGGGAGAAATGTGTGTTTTATAACCCATTTGATTAAAGAATTTTTCACCAACATACTCTTCACCCTGTCTTGGAGGTGAAGTATAATTTGATAGTAAAATATGATTTTCATCTTTGATGTGGGGTAATTGTAATCCTAAATTAGCAACATATATTAAATCTTGAAAATTACCTTCTGCAGGCAATAAATGTACTAATGATTGACCAGCCATAAAATTATACAAATCCATAAATTGTTTGTATGCTTTAGGTCTATTTATAGCTAACTCTTTATCAGACATTTCTTTCATCCAAACATTATTCGGGTCATTTGTTGAGAAAGTATGTGGGAAATTCATTACATAACTTTGAATCGGTAACTGTGAAGGGGTTTCTTTCATTTTAAAAACTATTTTAATTAATATTCAGGTATAAATATACTAACTACCTACTAGGTACACACTAGTAGAAAAAAAAAAGCCCCGCTAATGCGGGGCTCTTAATTTATTTATAATCTATTGATTATAGAGTATTTAAACCTTCTACGAAGATCTTACCATAAAATTCTGGTCTTACGACTTTCTTAGCGTAACGAGTTAATAGACCTTTTCTTGGAGTAAAGGTATTTGGATCGTATACTAATGGAGTCATGATTAACGGAATGTATGGAGCAAATACAGCACCTGCTTCTAAGAATTGTCCACCTCTAAAGCCCATTAAAATGGTATTTTCAGTCATGTATGGATTCTTATAAACTGTGTATCTTGAATTGATAGTACCTGCTTTTTGTACACCAAATGCGTAGCTCATTTTAGCAGCATCACCATCAGAAGTACTAGCAAATCCTGGAATAGATTCGATAATTGTAGCTACTGTTGGAGAACATACCATAAAATTAGCTCCACCTCTTAGAGTTTTCTGGTGAATGATATTACTCAATTTCTGAACTTTAGTTCCTAAAGTTTGGAACCATTGTCCTTGTGAGTTGTAGAAACCTAAATCAGGATTCAAAACACCTGTTGAAGCTAATGCTAAGTTATTCTGTGCACTCCAGTACTCAGTACCAGCAGCAGCAGATTCGATCAACATATCAAGAATTTCTAAATCAATTTCTAATGAGATATACTCACTCATAATTGAAGTTAATTCAGCTTCAGCATCCAAAGAATGGTAAGCGTTAAGATCTTGAGCAAACTCAGGAGTCCAAACAGCTTTCAATTTACGAGTCTTAGCAACAATTGCTTCCGACTGCATTTGAATATTGATTTCTGGAATTGAAATTGGAGTGTTGTCAGCATTTAATGCGTTATTACCATCTTCAAAATCACCTCTTTGAGCGTCATTTGTTTGTAGTAAATACTCAACTTTTAATGTACCTGCTTCAACAACATCTTTACCTACAAAGAATTCAAGATCTGTACCGTTAGTCGCAATTTTTGTAAATTGAGGATATTGTACTGCAGTAGTTGGTAAATCAGCAGCTGAACCTGATAGATAGAAACCTCTTACAGCTCTAGTATCATAATCAGGTAATGATGTTAATGGAATAGTTAATTTTACAATATCACCAGCAGCTGCAGAAGCAGAAACTGAAGAATCAGCTTGTAAATCACTATACCAATCATTAACACCTAAAGATGCAGAAGCTACAGTATAAGCAGCAGACTGAGTGTTGTTAATTGAATATCCAAATCTACCAGCACCGTAAAGACCACCTGTAGCACCATTACCAAATGGTAAGTTACCATCAACATCGCCATAAAGTGATCCACCTTGTGCGAATGGTTGTTTAGCAGTTCCGTATTGGAAATCTAAATAAAATACTAGACCAGAAGGTAAATTCATTGGTTGAACCGAAACGAATTCTTTCGCTGCGATTTGACCGAATACCTTTCTTACTAGTGGTAAAGCTACACCTGCCCATTGTGCTCCTGTTCCAGGAGTGAATGTACCTGCTCCAGGAACTGGACCACCGGTGTTACTTTCTTCCATAACTAATTGCTTAGCTTGGTTTTCAAGGATCATAGACATATTGTTTTTCTCAGTTTCGTTTCCGATACCTTCTAACAAGCCTGTCTTGTTCCATTTGTTGGCTAATCTTGCAGCATCACTTTGTAGTGACTTGTAAGGATTAGCGCTTTCTAAAAGAGAATTTAATTGACTCATTTTTTACGTTTTTAAATTTAATAATTAATTGTTTTGTTTTACTTAATTAGATTATTCCAGCTAATTTTTTAAAGCGAGCGACCATTTCATCTGATTCAACAATTGGTTGTTTTTTAGTTGTTTTTGGAGCTGACATATGTGAAGCACTACCTTTAGCTCTAAAGCCTTCGCTTATAGAATTATTTGGTGTTTTTGATTTAACACTACTATTAATAGTTTCAAATACAAGTTTTACTTCTTTAACTGTTTCAGCTTTATCAAAAGCACCTAATACTTTAACCTTTTGGTTTTCAGATAAATTTTTACCGCGGAACACTTTGTTTGTGTAAAGCAATTTAGCATTCAATAAATTAATTTCGTTTAATTCTGATTTTAAAGTAACAATTGTTTCCATTGCTAAATCTAAATCTTCTTTAACTTTATCCATTTTTGAATCACCTGCAAATTTTCTTTTGCCATCAGCTTTTTCCATGTTTTCAGAATCAGCTCTACGTTGTTTCATGTCTTGCTTTTTCTTACCATGTTTTGCACCTTCAGCATCATCCAATTTATCATTGTATCCTTGCTTTTTTTCGTTTATGTCTACAGATGTTTCTTCGTCGTCTTCTATTTCGATTTCACCATCTGCGTCAACATCAACATCTACATCATCTTCGAATGATTCACCGGCTTCAATTTCACCTGCACTAACCATATCTTCGATTACGTCTTCGATAAATTTCTTAAGGTCTTCTTCAGACATATCTTCAAGGTCGATATCTTCATCTTCCTCATCATCCATGTCTTCTTTCTCGTCTTCCTCACCGTCTAAAAAGCCTTCTTCTTCAGCATCAGTACGTTCGTCCTCTTTCAAGTCCTCTTTTTCGTCCTTCATACCGTCTTTGTAGCCTTCTTCTTCAGCGTCTGTACGAGCATTTTCTTTAAGATCTTCATCTTTTTCTAATTCTGCTAAAATTTCGTCTAAGTCCATTTCTTCGTCCTCATCGATTTTACGCATTTTTTCAGTTTTGGTCTCAGCCTTATTATCAGACTTACGATCATCACCTTCGCGCTTTTCCTTTTTGGTCATGTACTCTTTCTTTTCTGAAATTTCATCATCTTTTGCTTCATCTACATCATCATAAGCTTCATTCACTTCTTCATCTTTTTCCATTTCTTCTAGTTTACTAGCAAACATGGCTTGAACTTGAGGTGAGAAAGCTTCTTCTAATGCGACTTTAGCATTTGCTATTGCAGATTCTTTGACTGCTTTAGCATCGGCGATAGCCTCTTGTAAAAAGTTTCTATTCATTTTTCCTAAATTTTTGTTGGGAAACTACGTTTATTAAGAAACGTAATGGGGGTTATAATAAAAAATTATTGATGCCATATAAGAAATGGCATATTATCAATTATACGTATATGTAAAGATATAAAAGTCGAAAAGGCGCATCAAAATAATGAAAACGCCTTTTCTAGGAATCAGGGGTTATATTGTTAAACTATAATATAGGACAATGTCCATGTGAACATAATATTTCACCTAATATATTATTTACGTTTTTGTATTTATCTTGAGATTTAAATTCTTTATTTTCTCTTACTAAATGCATAAATGAATCTGGGTTTGATGGGGTTGAAACAAAATCCCAACATAATAATTCAAAGTCATCTTGAACTTCCATCAATTCACCTTTTTGTTCTAGTGAACCCATTCCTCTTGAAGACACACCTACTGTAATTCCACTTTCAACTAATGCTTTAAGTATATTACCATTTGGTGTAGGTAAAATTTCTATCTTACCCATTACATTGTCTCCATCCCACCACATTTCAGAAATGTTATGTGATACATTTTGTAGATTTATTACAGATGATTCTGGGTGGTCTAATTCTCCCATTGCTCTATTTTCATCAACTAATACTCTATATTTGTCAATTTCTCTATCCCACAATTCTTTAGAATAATATCTACCGTTACCGTTTTTTACTTCAGCAGTAGCTAATATTCCTTCAACTAGGGGTAAACCTCGTTTTGAGCGTGATTCTTTTAAAATAGCCCCCTTAGGTTTAAATACGTGTGTTTCTATTAGTAATTGACTCATAATATGTTTTATGCGGTTCTAAACTTTTTTAAGCCTGAATATGATTCTTCGGTATCGTTTGAATTTTCATTAGAATTATCATTTGAATTTTCATTTGAGTTAGCATTACTTTCTTCATTTCGAGGTGCCCAATCAGCATCTTGACCATTTTGCCTTTTCCATGCTTCAGGATCCATTTCAGTAACTACTTTTTTGTATGATTTACCACACATTTTTTCATATACTTTTTCCATGCCCGCTTTTTTCTTTTCAAGAAGTTTTACTTCACGTTGCATTTCTTTCATTTTTTTCTTATCTACTAATTCAGATAAGCTTTCATCTTCCGACACCATAGAAATTCTATCATTTTTACTTTCAATAATTTCATCTAAGGCATTAATTTGTAGTTCAAGAGTAGCAATTCTTCCGTTTTTTTCAATCTCGGCTAATTTGCTATCTGTTGTTTCTTTTTTTACTTTCTTTTTTACTTTTGCTTTAGGTTTTTCACCTAAAGGACTATTTTCTAATAAATCTACTAATGATATCATTTTATTTTCTTTAATTTCTAAATAACCAGTACCTACTTCACCTTCTGGGAAGTCTTTTTTAGTTTCAGTACCATAACCTCCACCTACACCAGGATCTTTAACCATTTTTCCTTTACCTAAAGCTGGTGCTTCTTCGGTATAGCCGATTCCTTTAATTCCAAATTGAGCTTCCTCAACATAGTATAAAGGATTTTTACTAATATTTTTAATAACTAAATCTATTAATTCTTCTTTAGTTTTATCTGCATTAGCTACATCTGTTAACTCTGTAAAATATCCTTGACGGAATTGCTCACCAGATACATTATTAAGCATTTTATCATCTTTATAATCATATCCTCTATCTGGGGCTTGTAAGTCAGTTACTCCTTTTGTTACTTTTTTCTCTATAGCTTTAGCTTCTTCTTCAGAAATTAAATTCATGTTATCATCAAACAATTTAAACCAATCTGGTTTTTTCGTATTGCCTGTTCCTACATAAAGGTTTTCAGCTATAATACTTCTACCAATTAGGGCAGATGATGCTTCATCAAACCCAGCAGCATTACGTACTAAACTAGGATATTTAGCTTTAACTTCTTTAAGAAAAATATGCTTACTGCCTTTTCCCTTTTTAATTTGGTTGTATTGTTCTTGTAATGTTTTCATTTATTCTCCTTTTAATAAGTCTTTTATATCTTTTATATAATCTAATACTAGATCTGTTGGTTTTATAACTGAAAATGAAGATGGATTTTCTGTGTAATAATCTCCTGTTTCATTTTTAGCATTGCTTAACATCTTATAAATATCATTAAGTTGTTGTTCAATTACATCAAAGGCAGCTATTCTTTCTTGCTGGAATGATTTTACATCGTCAGCTTCAAATAACTGTTTAACTTCTAAACCTGATCCTTTAATCTTTTTTGGTACTAAACTATATTTAAATTGTTTTATATATGCATTATCTTTAACTCCATCTTCACTTGCCTTAGGACCAGGTCCTAAATCAGCTCCTATTCCCTCATTTGTTTTTTTCTTTTTCTTTTTAAAGGCATAAGGAGTTGCATATTGCATTCCTGTACCTCCTGTAAATGATGCAGATCCCGCTCCCCCTCCAGTTGTAGACATTTCATCTAATTCTTCTTCTGTAAGTTGTCCTTTTAATTGAGCGTAAAATGCTGGATATTCTTTTCTTAAGTGGGTTCTAAATTTATTAAATACCTTTCTCTGCTCATCATATATTCCTCTTAATACTTCATCATCTCTTACAGACTCGCCTTTTACTAAATCATTAGCTGCGTCTCTAGATAATTTTAGTTGTTTAATTAGTTCAGAAAATGATGGTAGTTTAACAATTGTGTGTCCAATACCTCCACCTTCAGAAGTATTTGAATACTTAAAATAGGTATCACCATCATCAGATATAAAATCTTTTGGATGCCATTTACCATATTTTTTCTCAATCCAATCTTTTAATTTTGGATCAATATCTCTATTTTCTGTTATACTTTGGTATATTTTATCTATAATATTACCCATTTGATTTTGTTAATTCTTCTATTAATGAATGGTATTGTAACAAATCAACTAAGTGATCACTTTTAATAGTTGTTTTTTTATTTAACTCACTAATTAAAGAATTAACTTCATTTAATTTAATCTTAATTACTTTACTTTCTGTCTTAGCAATTTGAGATTTAATTGATTCTTTAATAAAAAGAACTTCTTTATTGTAAAATTCTTTTAATGATGGTGTGTTATCTACAGACTCAATAAATTCTTTAAGAATATTCTTTTGTCTAGAGTTTAATGTTGAGTATTTATCATTAAACTTTTCTAGTAATACATAATATGTTAATGTACGAATATCTTTATCTTGAGATTTAAATTCTTCAATTACATCTTCTTTAACATTATTTCTATTTATATCTTTAGATGTTAAATATTCTAATAGTGTAACTTTATTATCTATAATTTGGTTTGGATCTATTAATTTTTCTGTATTGTATGTTTCTAATAAGGTATATAATGAAGCCTGGGCCTTATAATCATTAAGTTTTGTTTTAAATAAATCTTCAACATTATAGTGAGCTTTAAGTTCTTTTATAAGATTGTATTTTTCTTTTCTAATCCTAGTTCTATTAAGTCTTTTTGAAGATTCTAATATTGTATCTAAAACTGTACTAGCTCTAGTACTATCTAAATTTTTAGATTTAAATATAGTTTCATATAATTTATATTCTTTTCCTAACTCAGTATTTACAAAGTGGGATTTTAGAATTTTAATAGCTGGTGAATCTTTTCCTGACAGGGTTTCTGATGTAATTTTTCTTACTATTACCTCGAATAAAATGCCTGTATTCCTGAATTTTGAATGTTTTATATACATCAATCAATATTTTTTTATAAATATACTAAAATTATTGTTCCTTAATATTTGACTCGTCAAGAAGCGAACTTTTTGCGGGTTTATCTTCAAATACTAAACTTTTACCCGTAGGGATAGATTTTAACATAGATTGATGCTTTGCAAAGTGGCTATTATTTTCTAAAGCCATACCACTTTTGCTTGTATCATTATAATCTTTTTTCATACCTTTAGCACCTAATCTATCTTTTCCAAAATTATCATCCTGTGTATTTCTTTTAGAAGCTTTTTCTTTTGGTCTACCTAATACATCTTTATCTCCATCTTTATCATACGTTTCAGGTTTAGGAACATCACCTGGATTTGAATACATTCTACCTTTACCATATAGTGAAGCTAAATCATGAGGTGTACCATATGATTTACCAGTTTCAACAGGATCATTACCTTCTGCTTCTATTTGGTCTATTCTAAATTTACGTTTAGCATCTTCTCTAATTAAATCTCTAAAATCGTCATATTGGTCTTCACTTAAGTGGAATAAATGGTCATAAATGAAATCAGAAGGAAATAAATTTGTTTCAGTCATTTGAGCTGCTAAATCCATTTTTTCTTTCATTAATGCTACCCTTTCTTGATCATATATAATTGATGGAGTAGTTAATGATAGTTCAAAATTAGCTAATTGTTCATCTCTATAACCCTGAGTGTATAGGTGGACTAATCCTATTTTGTATAATTCTGATACTATAATTCTTTGTATTCTTTCAATAGTACGTGCAAATCTAATATCTTGAGCTGCTAATGTTGCTTTACCATCCGTGTTTTCATCATACCCCAAAAATGCTTTTGGTACTTTTAAGGCAGCAAATAATTTATCTCTTAAATATTCAACATCAGCAATTCCATCCCATTGTAACCCGTTTGCACTTTCAATTTTAGTACTTGAATCATTACCTCTAACAGGAATATAATAATCTTCTAAAAGGTTTTGCATGTTGTATCTTAAGTTATACTCTCCAGTTTTTTCATCTACGTGAGGAGTACGTTTAAGTTTACTTAATGTTTTTTCCATAAAGGCATCTACCTCATTTGGAGGAATTGACCCAACATTCATATAAAAGATACGTTTTTCAGGTGCACGAACAATTCTATGAATTAACATAGCATCTTCCATTAAAACATATTGCTTAAACAATTTACGAGCAGGTTCTATATATGATCTACCATAAGGTAAAAAGTTCATATCTGTTAGTAGACGGAAATGAGCCATTTCATAATTATCAAATATAATAGAGCGAGAATTATTAACCCCGGCATTTGGTACACTCATCATACCATAATCTGATGCTGATACTCCTTCGGGGTCAAATCTAAATTTAACTTCAGTTGGGTTTTCACCATCTCCTTCCATTCTTTCAATATGGAAAGCAGTATAAGGTATTACATTATATACTCCATATTTTTCAGCTATTTCTAATTTTAAGAAAAAATCTCCATATTTAGCTAAATTTCTAACCCAAGGCCAAAGATTAAATTCAATATTTAGAACATCATAAAATAAATTATATAATATTTTTTGGATATCTTCATCAGAAGATTTAATTTGCAGCACTTCACCCATATCATTTTTAAGGGTAGATTCATCAGCTATAATATCTAAAGCAGATGCAACAATAGCATCTGTGTCCATTGCATCATATTCTGAGTATAGCATAGGTCTTAAATACTGGTAGTTGAAACCAGCTTGTTGACCATATAATGATGTTGAAGAATTTGAATAGATTCTATTAAATCTATCTACTAGTGAATTTGTTTCAATTTCTCCACTTTGTTGAATTTTATTAACATCGAAAACTTTAAGTTGGCTGCCCCCTACATTACGAATTATTACGTCTGTAGAGAATAACCTTCTTAATCTTGGGAATAAACCTGTATCTGCCATTTTATTTATTTATAAATATTATAATAACCATTTTATATCATGAGATTTACCATTTACTTTCATCTCATATGGATTTTCTATTGAATTAATTGATGAGTGTCCTCCACTATATGTTACTTTATTGGATTTTACACTACCTAATGCTGCCCTTGTCATATCTAAACTCTGTTGTTGAAATTTTAATGATGTGTCTCGTAGGAACATACCAATCCCAAATGACATAACCAAGTCATCGTTGTAACCAGTTTGAGCTTCTGGTCTTCCATTTTTCCAGATAAATACCTTCATTTCTTCTATTAAACGTTTTGACCTAATTATCACAGATTTATCTCCTACAAATTCTCTAAATTTATTAATACAAAGAGGTCTTGTTCTCATTGACATTGTAAACCCAGGCACCATCTCTGAATTGCCTTCAAATACTCTTAGAAATGACTCAGCCGTTAAAGCATCGGATTTAGGAGATTGGTATAAATTTTTATATCCTCTTTCTTGTATCGCATCTAAGGTTGCCCATCCTATATTAGCATTTTCTACTACTAACATAGCATTATTATATTCCGTAGATAAACCTGTTAAAAAATATCCAAATTCTTTAGGAGGCATTTGTCCTTTATATTCTGCTACTTGTGTATTTGTAGCTATATCCATCACATGACATGCTGAATAGTCTTTGCCATCACCTCGTGCAACATCTGCTACAACCATATATTCTCTAGAATAATCAGGTGATTCCCAAACCCATAAATTTTGGTCTACTCCTCTCCTTTCCATAGGATCTTTAATTGTAGTTTCATTTAAAAACTCAATCCATTCATTATAAAATACAATGTCACCGGATGTACTAAAATCACAATCACATTCTTGAGCCGCCATTCTAGGATCTCCTAATAATTCATTTTGGCTATCTCTCCATTCCTGGTCTCTTTCGGGGTGGACAAACCAAGGTAATTTGATAGGTATAAATTGATTTTCATTAGATTCGGCATTAACCCAAGTTTTATGGAACCAGTTTCCGGTACCATAGGGAGTACTTAACACAATAGCACCACCACCAGTTGCTAATGTTTGTTGAGCTGATGCCCAAATCTCACCAATATTATCAATGAAAGCAGCCTCATCTACTAATAGTAAAGATACTGCTTCGGATCTACCAGCATCACTACTAGCTGATGTTGCCTTAATTATAGATCCATTATTTAATCTAAGTGATAGTTTGTTATTTTCCTCTGCTTTTATGGATAACCATGATGGTAAATTGTCATACATAAATTTTACCTTAGTAACCATGTTACGCGCTGTTTCTTGTTTAGTTGCTATACATAACACGTTTTTATCCTTATGAAACAGCATTAACCACAAAGAATAACCAGCTGATAGTGTTGATATCCCTAATTGTCTTGACTTCAATATTATTGAATAAGGATTGTCTCTAACTAAATGTAAAGTTTTTTCTTGAAATGGATATAAATTAAACTGGATTCTACCTCTTTGAGGGTGTTGAATAAAACAGTATTTTTTCATAAAATGGGCTGGGTCTTGAGCACACTTCATATATTCTTGTCTTATTATTTTTTTTAAATCTTCAGCCATTTATTTTTTACCTATTTTCATATAATAACTACCTGATATAATAGGTTCAAAGTTTTCATTAACACCTACCCCTAAACCATATATGTTTTTTCTTTTTGATTTATATAATATTCCCCCACCTAAATAATTAATTTGTGATGATCTACCAGCGGCATTTAAACCCCAATAAAATTCTCTATTATTAAGATAGATTTCTTGAGTTAATGTTGTTGTTGGGATTAATATATCTGATTGTATTTTTCTTGAAAATATTTTATTTTGAGTTATTGTGTCTGTTACTGTTACAGTCCCTAAAGAATCTAATACAATTTTATCTACATAAACATTTTTAGCATAATATTCTTTTAATACTTCTAAGGTATCTATGGGGGTATTTATTATTATAGTATCATTTTCATATACAGTTACGACTTTTTCAATCCATTTAGGAACATATTCTATCTTATTAATAGTAATAGTATCCCATTTAGTTTCAATTTTTGTTACAATTGTAGGCTCAATAATATCCGGATTAGAAGAACAACTCCTTTGTAATAAAAGGAGTACTACTAAAACTACAATAAGTAGAAATTGGATATTTTTAAAGAAGACCTTCAAGCTCTTTTTTTATTTTTGTTAATTCTCTTAAACGATCTGTAAGTTTTTGTTTTTCAGAACCCTCAGCATTTTTCCATTTTTTAACTACTCGTTTCATTTCTGCTGATGTTTGTTGGAGTTTAGATGCTAATTTAGATACAGAATCTCCTTTTTTAGCTCCCTTCATTGCTTTTTTATCCATTTCATCCTCATCATCATCTTCTTCTTTCATGAGATTTTGGGTTTTTTCCAATTCCTTATTTAATTCAGCTTGTGCATCGGCTTTAGCACTAATTTCATCTGCAGATTCTGCTTCTAATAATTCAAGGATTTCTTCTTTAATTGATGCTTTTAATTCGGATTTTTTCATTAGAGTATTTTGTTATAAATATCATGAAGAAATTGCTTGTTTAACTGACTTTATACGTTCTTCCGTCGGTCCGCTAATTTCAATTAAATTTTTAATCTTATGTCTATATTTAGTAATTAATAATTGGATATTTTGATCAATTAATTTTCTATATTCCGCATCAGTTTCTCTAATACCATTGTTTTCAATTTCAACCCCTTCAGGTGAAACATAAAATATATAATCATATTCACTTAACATATGGGATGCAAAATTACAAAAATCATCTGCTTCAAAATAATATATAGATTTTGAACATTTAGCAAATGCCATTACATCAATAATTGTTCTATCAGTAATAATATTATCTTGCATTAATTCACTAGCTCTTTCAGCTAAAAATACAGACTGACCCTTTACAGTAGAATCTGTATTTAGTGGAATTCCCATTTCCATAAGATATTTAGAACGTTCTGTTCTAAATTTATAATTTTTAAATTCTGGTATTTTAGTCAAAGCATTAACTAAAGTTGTTTTACCCACACTCATTGTGCCACATAATCCTATTTTCATATTATATAGTATATCGCTCGTTACCAAGCATTATTTTTAAAACATTTTCAGGGATAGCAGATTCTACATAAGGGTCTAATTTTGCTAAAGCCTGTGTTACATCTTGTGCTATAATAGCTACATTTTTAATTGTACCATTATCTATATATTTACACTCATAAAGTAAGTTATCCTTCATTTTAGATAAACCTACTAATTTTATTTCTAATATAGCAGTTTTTCTATTAGTTTCCAACAATGTGGATGCTAATTCTTGATCTTCTTTTTTATATTTTTTTCTTATCATAATTAAAATGGTAAACTTTTTGGATCTAATTGTGATGATCCCATTCCTATTCTATAACTATCACTATCAAAGTGTTGTGTTGATACCTCGAATATACAACTTCCTTCTTCAATAGCCAACATTTGGTGTGGTTGTCCTGGCATTAAATGAATGCAGTCTCCTTCTTTTACTATTACTTGGTGATATTTAGCCGTTTCAGTATCAATGTAAGTATATTGAAATTCACCTTTACTAATATACCAGGCTTCATCTTTTAATAAATGGTAATGCATTGAAAAAGATTTGTCTTTTTTAAATACTAATAACTTACCACAATAAAGTTCATTATTAATTATCCATAACTCATGACCCCATGCTTTTTCGTGAATTTCCCCTTTATAAGGCATTGCTTCTAATGTATGATCTCTCATATTAATGTCTTGATGTTCCTTTTCCAGCTGATGTTTTGTACCAAGGTAAACCCTCTCTTTCCTTCATTATTTCTCTAAATGATTCTTCATCATATTCAATCCCACTTAAAAAGTATCCCCTTTTAAACTCTGATTGTTTATTGATAGGTACTATTGCTGGTGAATCGTATCTGTGATGTTTAAAATGTTCTTCACCTTCTAATCTAATTAAATAATGTCTAGCTCCTTTATATTTAATTACTTTTTCTTCATAAAATTTACTGCTCATAATTTTTATTTATTTAATTTATTAGTATTCTCTTTTGGCATTGTTAACCCACCTTGAATATATTCATGCATGTCACCCATTTCATGTGGTTCTTTATTATTAGATGGGTGGTTTAAAAATGCATTTATTTCTTTATCTAGTAATATAATCTGCTCTGCTACTAATGTTCCTTGTGCTCCCGATACTGTTATTCCTCTTGCACTTAATGCATCACCCACAAAATGAACATTTGGATATTTTGTTAAACTTAAATCATTATAATTGACTAATGGTTCGGGTGACAAATATTTTACTTCAGGTACATAAATACCCCAATCATCTTTAAGTGTTGGGAATACTTTTTTCATATCATTAATAAAATCTTCTATATAATCATAATAACCTTGAAATGCATTTTTAACGCTATTTAATGAATTAATAGGCATAGCATCAACTTTAATACCCTCACTAGTCATTCCGGCTTCACGTGTAGGAGAATAATATAATCCTGAATGAGCTTTACGGGCATATCTACCTATTCCCTTACTTGTATCCATCCAAGACTCATTTACTAATTTAACTAATTCCCTTGACCACTCAAATGGTTTATCAATACCCTGAATTTCCATTAAGATTCCAAAATTAGTCATATCATTTCTATGCTCTTCTCCTTTTTTAGCATGTCCATTATAACTAACATCTCCATACGTTTGCTCAACAGCAACATATGCTGCATTGTTGTTTGTACAGAAAGAACGTAATGATACTCCTTTGTCTTCGAATTTGCGATATAGTTTAAAATCATAACTTACATCAATTAATTTTTGAAAGTGTTTTTGTGGTGCTTCAAATCGAACACCAATTTGTACTGGTTTTGGTTCAGTTGGCAAATCAAATTTTTCTGCTAATTGTTTACCAAAGTCAATACCTGATTTACCTACACCAAAGATAAGTTTATCATATTCTAATACATTATTACTTACCCATTTTAAATCTCCTGGTAATTCAGCACTATCCATTTCTGCTACTTTGGGATAAAATACTTTATTATTATCGAAATCAATATCGGATACTTTAGTTTCCCATAAAAATTCAACCCCACCTTCTACTAAAAAATCATACCAATTTTTACCTATTTCATGTAAGTAATCTGTACCAACGTGCCATACAGGGAATAAACGTAACCCAAAATAGGGTTTAATAAAATCTGGCTCAGCTATAGGATTTGAACATTGTACTTCTTCTGGTTTAGGGTGAAAACGTTTAAAATTATCAATTACTTGATCAAATAGCTCCATTGCTTTTTCTTCACCTACATATTTACTTAACTGACCACCAATTGAAGTATGGTAGGTTAATTTACCATCAGACCAACCACCAGCTCCTAAGAAACCAGTCATTACTTCTTCATAAGGTCTTAAGTATGGATCTTTACCCATATCTATTATGGTAATTTTACCTTTATAACCTTCATCAATTAGTTTAGTAGCAGCATTTACATTTGCTACTCCGGCACCTATCATTATTACTTTACTATTCATTTAGACTTTTATTTTATGTGTTATTAATATACGAAAAAAAAATGTGACCTCCAAATAGGAGGCCACAGATCTCAAAATTTATTTTATATAATCGCTCGGCTATGAATCGAACTGTAAGTTTATTATTTTATGCTGGAGGTGGTTGAGTTGCAAATGCTAAAGCATCATTTTTTAAAATACCATATCCTGATATTAACATAATACCTGCAGCTAATTCATCAGGAGTTGATGCATTAACGGTTCCAAGAGAGGGTCCAGGAACTCTTCCAATTTTAACACCTAATATTTTACTAACAAATTGACCTAAAGTTCCTACAGCAACATCCCAATGTACTCTACCACCAGAATCA